GACCATCAATAAAACTCCCGTCGCCGGGGAGTTCATAGTCAAACTGGACGGGGTCACTCATATTCTTTATCCCATATCATAGTTATAGTGCGGGCATAGCCCGCAATATCCACCACGTTATCTATGTTCGCGGGCGTGGGGTCTTGGCACAGGCGTACCAGCTTGACGCAAATCATTTCCAGGGCGTGTCTGACCCGTGGGTCTGGGCATTCGACCACCATAATCTGAAGTACCGCGATTTGGTCGAAGGTTTCATGGGGATGCCCATACATTTTGCCACGCTCTTGAGTAATCGTCTCAAGCGCCGTATCGAACTGGTCTGTGAATTTACTCATTGAGCGAAATCCAGGCTTTGACGGGATTCATCCCATGCGAAAGCAGCCAATCGAAGGCTTCTTGATAGGTGGCCTCACCACCAGCGATTCGCTCTTTCCAAATTTCAACGTAATTCATTTTCCAAATCCTGTTCCAATGTTATTGACATCATGTTGGTTATATCATACATAAAAGAATGTCAACAGGAGAATATCATGGGCGCTAAAGAAGACGCATACGACGAACTGATGGTGGTCATAAAAGAATTTGAGTTGGCCCCGTCAACCGTGGGCCGGGAGATTGCGAATGACCCCGGCTTTATAAGTAGGTTGGCTGACCCTGAAATGGACATCCAAACGAAGACGCTTGACAACGTATGGAGGTTCATATTAAAGAAGAGGGGTCAACTGGAATTGGATTTGGAGAAGGAATAGGAAATGGCAGTACATCTCCCGTATGGAGGAAGCTCGGAGCATAGGACGATTAGTTGCCCGGGCTGGCTCAAGAAATCAGAAAATCTCCCGCGAAGACCCCCCGGTAACGCCGCCGTCGAAGGCTCCATGCACCACGAAGTGCAAGAGCGTTGCCAACGTGATGAGGTAACGCCTAATCAATGCCTGGGTCTTATATATGAAGAAGACGGCTACGACATCACCCGCGAATTTACGGATGATGACCTAGCCCTTTCGGAAATCTGTTTAAACGCAACGAACGCTTTGCTGGACACACTGGACATTGACGAGATGGAGCTTGAGCCATTCGTTGAGTATGTGCCGGGTAGCCAAGGCGGGTCCATCGACCTTTTGGGTCTGTCGGTCAGTCGTGAGTGTCTCTTGATAGCCGACTATAAATTTGGTGGTGTTAGAGTCTCTCCCGTGGAAAGCCCAAACCTGGGGCTGTACGGTATCTCCGCACGAAAAGACCCCAAGACCGCCGACATGTTCAAGGATGTTAAAAAGGTGGTGTTCGCCATCATCCAACCAAGGGTTAAGGGTGTGGTCACAACATGGGAGACGGACCTGAAGTGGCTAGACGCTTTTGAGAAAAAGCATGAAGCCGCTGTCAAAGGCACTAGCATCAACCCCGGCACCCACTGTAAATACTGCCCCGCCGAACCCTACTGCGAAGAAAGACGGCGCTATGTCGCCACCGCCAATTTACTGGGCGCACGGGATCAAGACGAATTGAAAGCCGCCGCCGAAATGGTGGTCGAGGTCGAGGATTGGTGCAAGAGCATCAAGGAAGAACTGTACCTTCAGATGACACGCGGTGTCCCTGTGCCGGGGTGGAAAATTGTCGAAAAGCGATGCACCCGCAAATGGGTGGACGAAGACAAAGCGGCGAAGGCAATTAAGTTGCCCAAGAAGGATATGTTTAAGACCACCATGCTGACGCCAGCCGCTATGGAGAAGGTGGTCAAAAAGAAAAAGGTCAACGTAGACCTTAACGAGTTCATTATTTCCGTAAGCCCCGGCATGACAATCGCCACAGAGGATGACAGCCGTGAGGCGGTCATCGTCAGTGACGTTCAGGGTGAGTTAAAGGAAATGATGAAATAGTGCGGTATCAGGATACCGCGAATTTTGGAACTGGATTTGGAGACTAAGACAATGACTACAAACTTCCCTAGCGTTATGAACCCCTCTGACCTTTCAACCGCCTTGGCCCAAAGCCAAGTGCAAGAGACTACAGGGTTGGCCGGGTTCTCCTTCTTGAAGATTGATTTTGAGAGCGGCGAATGGCTCTTGGGCCAGGACGCAGAAATAATGACGGATGAACTCATCTTGGTGAATACGACAACCATACAGCACGGTTGGATACTTTGGAGCGGCGGGCGTCCTAATAAGTCGTTCGTTGGCTTTACCCAACCACTTCCGCAACCGATGGAAGCTATCGGTGATGACTACCCCAGCGAGGCGCGGTCCTTTCAGGGGGCGCTTATAGATGACGGCGAACCTTTGGCTTTTGATACTAACAGTTACGGTGGGCGCAAAGGGATTGATGTCCTATTGGGTAAAATAAAAGCCCATTCAGCCGAAGGTTCAAAATACCTCTTCCCCAAAGTCAAGCTGACTAGCGAAAGCTACGCGAATAAAAAGCGTGGCGGCAAACTGACCTTCAACCCGGTCTTCGAAATTGTCGCATGGTGTGATACCGAAGGTAACGAAGAAGGTGAAGCCCCGGCGCAAGTCGCGGCCCCGTCCGAAACGGAAGCTGAAGCATCAGCGGAGCCGAAAAAGCGGCAACGCCGTAAAAAAAGCGCGGCCTAGTCGCCATCCTGGCTGCGCTGGGGGCGCGGGTCTTAATTCCTTTCAGCCCGCGCCCCTTTTTCGGGGAATCCCATGCTCTACTTAGACCTAGAAACCAGAAGTGACGTTGACCTGATATTCCACGGGCTTCGCCGCTATGCGGAAGACCCTTCGACGGAAGTCATCTGTATGGCGTATGCGTTTGATGATGAGGACATCAAATTCTGGTGGGCTTCCGAAAATTTCCCGTCTCGCGTAAATGAACATTTCAAGAACGCCGGTTTGGTCACCGCGCACAACGCATCCTTTGAAAAGCATATTTTCGATTTAGTTATAAACCGAACACACGATATTAAGTCGCCCGCCAACGAACAATGGCGTTGTTCTATGGCAATGGGCCTCACGAACGGTTTTGCGGGCGGTCTGGACGCCCTGGCTGTCGGCTTGGGGCTTCCCTACCGAAAACACATAGAGGGCGCACGGCTCATCAGAGAATACTGTGCGTCGGGTCATGCGAAGACGTTTAAACCGGGTGACGCGGAGAAAATGAAGCAATACAACATTGACGATGTCGAGGTCATGCGGGCGGCGATCAAGTGTCTGCGCCCTCTGACGGACGAAGAATGGGAGGAGTTCCATATCAACGCCATCATCAATGACCGAGGATTGCCCATCGACGTTGCTTTCTGCGATGCCGCCCTGGCCTACACCCGCGAGGTCGCGGACGATGCCAACGAGCAGATCAGCGCCCTGACCAGCGGGGCCATGACCAAGGCCACTCAGCGCAACGCCAGGGATGAATGGTTATTCCCGAAATTGACAGCGCACCAAATGAAATTGCTTGAAGTCTATAAAGAGGGCGTCAAGAAAATCAGCCTTGACCAAGACCACCGCCGTTACCTGTTGGAATGCGAGGATTTGGACCCTGACGCTAGGAAGCTGTTGGAGTACATCGACAACGCCGGTAGTTCAGCACTTAAAAAGTTCGCTGTTGCAGCGCACCAACACGTTGCCGGGAGGGTCCACAATACCTTCCTTTTCAATGGTGCAGGGCGTACGGGGCGGTTTTCTGGCAAAGGTCTACAACCCCATAACATTCGTCGTGATGTCTTCGACAACGATCAGGCCGAAAACCTTATTGCTGACATCCTCGCCGGTTACGAAATAGACCAACCCGCCGACAAGATGGCACGTCTGCTCCGCGCCATGATCTCGCATGAAATGGGCCTCTATTGGGTGGATTGGAAAAGTGTCGAGGGACGTGTGGCTCCATTTTTAAGCAACTCCCCCGCTGGTGAGAATAAGTTAAACCTATACTGGGATAAGCGGGACGTTTACACAGTTACCGCCGCCGCAATGTGGCAACGTACTGAAGCTGAAGTGGATAAAGAACTACGTCAGGCGGGTAAGATCGCAGAACTGTCCCTGCAATTTGGTGGGAGCCACAACGCGCTAATCGGTATGGCG